TGCCTGAGTGAGTGCCTTACGGTCTTATCTCACTACCCTAATCCTCTATCGTATCCCTATCCCTTGCATCATTGAAGATACAGATAGGAAGATTGTCAAGGCTAGTACACTAGCAGTATCAATCGACTTAGTTATTAAAGAGCGTTTGTTTCTTGTCGCCTATCTTACAGCGTATCTTTGATCTGTCAAGCCTTTGTTTCTATCTGGGCCAGCTTGCCGTGTTGCTAGTGGCTTGCTGTCTCAGGTGGCCTATTCTATACAGTCTTATCAGTCTGTCAATACCTTATCTCTTCTTATCTGTTAGCTATCTGTATCGTCAGGTTAGTCGATCCTTCTCTTATGTATGTAGGTGCGTGGATAGCATAGTCCTTCTGTATCGTCTATAGCTGTCTGTATCGTCTGAGGTTAGCATGATGGTCTGTCGTGGTGGTCTGAGGCTTGGTCTGTCCTCTTGGTCTGTCATCCGGGCTTGTGATCTTAGTCTCTTCTTCTGGCTTAGACAGATACGGATCTTCTAAGCATTCTACAGAACGTTTCCTGTAGCTATAGGCGGCCAATTGATTAGGCCAATGAATACAGGCCCAAACCGCTATCAAAGAAGCCATAAAGAAGCCATAAAGAAGACAGTCCGTCCTCTCGCCTGCCCACTTTCACCTCTCAGCCGTTCCCGGCCCAAATCTATATCAGCGCCAGCCTTCACCTTTGTCGCGCCTCCTGCGCCCTCTCAGAGCCTCTCAGCCTGTATTGACATTGCCGACTACCTTGTGCTATCGCGTAGCACACATCGTGCCGTGTACCGTTCGTCGGGAGCTATTGACAGCGCCGTTGCCGGGCCTCATACTGACCACCTCGACAACGGACTAGCAGGTGACACCATGTGACGACCAACCCAAACTCAGCGAGGCCCAGCCTACATGGCGCGAGGCCGTTGGGGGGAATCCAGCGCTCTTAGAGGTCCGAGGGACTCCTCCCGTAAGGATAACATTTTTGGGTCAGACTTCCTCTTCCCATTCCAGAGAGTACATCCCAGTTGTAGTGCCAGTAACCACAATCTCAAAGTAGTACGTCCCAGCCGGTAAGTACCGCCGGTTAACCACCTGATCTGCGTTCCCAGATCCACCACCTGATGTAGAGCTATCTGCACGCAGGACTTCTCGCTCTACGCCACCAGTAATCGTACCACCAGTGCTAAAGGTAGCGAATCCCGGAGCTTCTCCGCCGACAGTGTTAAGCCCGAACTTCGTTGACATACCTGTGAACGTGCCACCAGCAGTCCCGCCTGTACGAATAACCATACGAGCAGCACCTTGGCCTGTCCAGAGACGCTGATACGTTAGGTAAAAGTTCTTGGTGATAACCATGCGTATAACCGTGTTAGCCGAGAACTCCCGGTACGCACGGAACTGCCGCTTATCAAAGAGCGCTAGCACCTTATCTGTTACGCTTAACGATCCATCATGCGAGCGTAAAGACGTAGTGGCGTTAGTTTGTAAATTACGACCTGTACTCATTTCTGCACCTCGGTTTGTATGCCATTTCTGGCGTTGCAGGCCACCACTTCGGCATCGTAGTCCGCCAAGGCTCTGTACACCCCGGCATCCGTCGATACATCAACGAGGGGCCGGTTGCACGGGGACCACACTTGCAGCGCTGGTAGCGCATCTGAGGGACTTGCACAGCCCATCAACGACAGCGACAGGAGTCCGGCGCTTGCCACCATCAGGTAGGGCGACCAGAGCTTGCTCAAGCGCATTTCGATTCTCCTGTGCGGCCTTGGAAGCAGCCGCTGTAAGGCGTTGGATACTGTCCGTGCGGGCGCTCAGGAGGGCCACCACGGCTTTCTGTTGGTCTATGAGGGTATTGGCCTCTCCTAGATCCTTGCGAAGCGCTGTGAGGCTCTGATGCTGTATCCAGAACCCAGCTAGCGCCAGCATAGCCACTAGGGCCAATGTGCTGTATAACCGAAGCATTAGTACGCTCCTGATGCGAATAACGTTTTCTCGTCCATGCGCCGGGAGTAAACCCCATAGCACTGATTAACGCGGATACGGCATTGAATCTTGACGCCCTTGCGTGTGCTGAACGTCCAGCGGTCGAATTCCTTAGTAGCGCCAGCGTAATCACCCTTGTTCAAGAGCTTAAGCAAGGTGCTGGAGCGGAAGTTCCCGATGCCAACGTTGTAGGTAAAGCTAACGAGCGCGTCGAATTGGGATTGTGTGAGGGGAACCAGAACGTATTTATTGACAGCGGCTTCGAACGTGGCAACATCCTCGCCAAATAGCCGCTTGCATACGTCGAGGGAGTAGTGCTTACCAACAACAGCGGTCCTTGTGTGCCCATAACAAGCCGTAGGAACGCCAACTGTGTCGAGGTAGCCCGTCTGCTTAAGTTCTTCATGAACCATCAGACCGCCAGCCCCAACAGCAGAGAGCGTCATTACGACCCGGAGGCCCGTGGACCGCACTAGATTACCTAGAGCGGCCATACGTTACCCTCAAGCAGTGACAGTGATAGCCACGGTGTCAGTGAAGCCACCAGCAGTCACGGTGATAGTCGCGGTGCCGACAGCAACGAAGGTCACAAGGCCGGCGGAGCTAACGGTAGCCTTGGTGATGTCGCTCGAAGCGTAGGTGCGGATAGGCAGGATAGCGCCAGAAGGTACAGCAGCAGTGCTAAGCTGAGTAGTGCTGCCCACAGCCTTAGAGCTAGTAGCCGGGGTTACGTCGATGCCAGTAAGTTCAAGAGGTGCAGCAGCAGTAATAGCAGCAGCGCAGGCGGTGAAGAAAGCCAACAGCTCAGGCGAAGTACCGCCGCGAGCGCCGCGCATTTCAGCAGCGCTAATGGCTTGGGCCGAGATAACACGGAGTTCTTGGGACAGGCGCAGGTGACCGGGGGATGGCAGATTGGAAGCTCTCATCGTTTCATTTTCCTTGAGTTGGGATTGGCAAATTGCCGGACGCCACGTCGAGCAGCGTCAGTACAGCGATTGTGCGACAGGGGATCTTGCATGAACTTCACAAGCTCCTGATCCCGTTGCAATTGGGCAACCTTAGCCGAGTCCTGCGCGATAGCGCCGATGAAGTGTCCCACGGCGATGCTGAGTGCGTCGAGCCGGTCGTCTTTGACCAGAGCGCCTCTGTCGCGTGTTAGCTTGATGAACTGGTGCATAAGGGTAAACAGTTGACGCTTGTCGCTAGGCAGGCCCACAGTGCTTTCCCAGTCTCCGAGAATAACCTCTTCGTCGAAGATAAGTGCGCCACGGGCTGCAATTGGCTCCAGAGTGTCAGCGATACGCTGCTCTTTCTGGCCTGTGCTGTATGTCTCTTGGACGGCGCAAGTCACGCCAGCAGCCCGCAGGAGCGGGAGCAGCACTTGTGTGAAGGCACCGTGCCCCATGTTCTTCTCTACGAGGATCACATCGGGATTCCAGCGCTTGCAGTACGCCACCATGTCGCTCAGCGTCTTCTCGTCGAAGCCACCACGAACTGCTGACACACTGCGCACGAAGACATTACCGGCGAGTTGGTCGCATACTGCGAGGCCAGTCTCGTCGCCGTTCTTACCTCCGCCAGCAGGGTCAATTGCAAGCACCCGGCCCGCAGGCTTCATCATTTCCGCGCCGACCAGCGACGGGATACTGCATTGGAACTTGAGCGAGCCAACTTGGTACGGCCGCAGATACTCCGCTGTCATGCCCCTTACGAGGTGGACAGGGAGCTGCTCGCCCAGACGCATGACGATGATGTTCGCTGCCTTCAAAGGGTAGCGCTCAAGGTCGCTCAGGAGCGTGCAGAGCATGTGCTGTAGCTGGAAGTATGCTGGCCCTTGCTTGCTCTCCTTGGAAAGCAGGGTGGCCTCTCCAAGCAGCTCAGGGTCAGTAGGATGCCCGCTCTTGCCCGTAGGCCCCGCGCCGTAGCGGAGGGAAGGGTCAGCGACCATGCGTTGGCGGATGTACGGAGCCAGATGCTCGCCGTAGCCCGCCTCTTCCTCGATTGTTGGGTAGCGTCCCGGCCAGATGCGCAAGCCGAAGCCGGACGCTGGTAGGGTGTTGTAGACGGAGCTGTCGGACTGCGGCGTGCCGAGGAAGATCACCCGGCCCACTTTCTCCACGTTGCCAGCCTCGCCCACGCGGTCAACAGCAATGGACGAGAAGTCACGGAGCTGTTGCATCAAGAGTTCGCGGTTGGTAGCCGTGCGGGAGTTCTTGTGGGACTCCACGTCATCCGCAATCAGGAGGTCAGCACGCTTACCTTGTAGGTTGCCGCCGATACCGATACACGCAACAGACGGGGACTTATCCACGCCTTTCAGGGAGTAGTGAACGTCGAACTTCTCAACGGATACCCGGTCGCCCTTCTGTTGGTCAGGGCGTAGGCACGCCAGCATTTCCATGTTCAGGATCAGCCGGACGATAAGGGTCGAGATTTCGTTAGCCTGTGTGCCGCCAGCCGAGATAATCAGCACTCGGGCACGCGGGTCTTGAATGAGTGTCCACACAGCAAAGAGTGCTGTGATCGTGGACTTCGCCTGCGAGCGCTGAGCTTGCACCATCAGGTCTTTTGGGCCATACTCTAGGTAAAGGCCGATGTCTTTCTGGATCGCAGTCGTGGAGAACCCAAGGAACTTCATGCCCACAATCAAGAAGGGCAGGAAGTTACTAAAGGTCTTCTGCAACAGCGCTAACTGAGAGTGCCGTGGCGTCAGAGGTTGTGTCATTGCAGGGATGCTCCCATCCAACCTTGAGCGTCCTGCATGATGGCGTCAAGCTCAGCCTGATTCACACCAGAGCCTTTGAGGTCTTTAGCCAGTTGCTCACCCAGACGGGCGAGGTCTTTGTCGCCACCGGGTTCGGCAGTAACGTTGTTGTCCTTAAGGAACGCACGAAGAACCGCGAGGTCGTTAGAGGTCAACGGGATGTAGCCTTCGTCGTCGAATGTTAGTTCAGCGGCTGCGAAGCGATGCTCCCAATACTTGGTGAACATTTCATGCAGACCACCTAGTCGATCAGAACTAGCTGCCATTGGTCTTCCCCTTCTTAATGCGGTCGTAGAAATAGAACCCTGCTTGCACAACGATCCAAAGCAGAGTGGCCCATTGAACGGCTTCTGCTACTGGAAACGAAGAGAACCAGTGCGTGTAACTGGCACCGGCCACTGTGAGCGGAGGCGCATTACGAATGATGGCATCCGGCACAGTGCTGGTATCCATTTTATACTCCCAAAGATTCTACATAGTCGATAAGCCACTGAGGAAGTTCGGTGACAAGTGTTTCATCTGGTGCTAGATTAGAAGGATCGAAATCATCTAATACTGCTCGCCAACCTGTAGCATTGATCGCGTAAGTCATCTTTCTGTACCATAGCCAATGCCGTCAATGTAGGCAGAGCCGCTGCCGGCCGCGTTGTAATACGCGATGTTAGTGCCGTTACATGGCAGGAACCCGTTGAATCCGCTAGCTGGCCGTACTGTACTCATAGCAACGCTAGTGCCGGGGTAGCTTAGCAGCATAACTACACTAGCTGATGCATTAGTAATGCAGAAATACCCGACATCGGTAGTGGGTGGGACAGTTGCTCCTACACTAACATTAGTAACTGTTGTTGCCGTTCCGCCTGCTAATAATCGGAAGGGGGCGTTACTAGTGGACTGGACGTACTGCACATAGTGCCCCATCCACACCCACTGGAAAATACCACCGACCGCGTTAGTCCTGAATGCGAATAAAAATCTGCGTCCTGTGTCACCAGTTTTAGTGCGTGCTGTACCACTATAGGCGGTAGTTGGCACAGTAGAGGTAACTTCTAGGAACGGCGTCCCTGCAACATCGGTGCATAAGTAGCAGTAACTCCACGCGTTAGCAGCGGGCGTACCAGCATAATTAAGTGCCGGCGTTTCCACAATACGACCAAGTGCAGGAATATACGCAGCGCCGGCTGTAAAGTTAAATCCTGTTATAGATGTCCATACTGGGACGAGTCCTGAAATGTAGTCAGTGCCCACATTTAGTACTCCAAGAGTAGAGCGCGCGGCAGCAGCCGTTGTGTCATCTAATAGCGTGCGCATGAAAGGCGAGAGGTCTGTCTGAGCAAACGCGTCTACGCCAGTTGAGTATATCAACTTGTTGGCAGCAGTAACAAGTGCTGCTAAAGCAGTTAGCGTAGGGTCCCCAACCTGCGCCGCATTAGCTGTAGACTGCGCAGAGTTTGCCGTAACTGTAGCAGAGTTTGCAGTGCTAATCGCGGTAGCCGCATCAGCTAGTGCCTGCGATGCTTTTGCATCTACACCGTTGGCGGTAGAGAGTGCAGTGTTCGCAGTGTTTACTGCGGAGTTGGCATTCGCCAAAGCTGAGTCAGCAGTTGCGGCGATACCGTTGGCAGTACTGGCAGCAGCGTTCGCAGTTACTACAGCGTTGTTAGCTTGACTTAGTGCTGTGTTCGCGGTGCCTGCAATAGCGTTGGCTGTACTTGCGGCGGTGTTAGCCGTGGAGTTAGCAGTGCTGGCGAGAGCCGCAGCGTTGGCAGCGCTGAGTGCAGCCGCAGCCGCAAGAGTTTCCACGTTAGTGGCGTGGTCTTCTGCCGCCGCAGCATCAAGTGCCGCTTGGTCCGCAGTCGCTACAGCAGCAGTGGCTTTAGCGTTAGCAGCATTAGCTACGGCAAGCGCTGCATCCGATGTAGCCGTAGCGGCATCTGCTGTAGCCAGCGCAGTGTTAGCTGTATTGGTGGCATCCACTGCAAAGCCAATAGCCTGTAGTGCTTGCTCTTCTGCACCAGCGCCAACATCCTTGGCTTCTTCAACCAAGAATACAACCTGTCGGCTCAAGGCGTCAAGGTCATCCTCAGTCACGTTCTGCAATGCTTGGAAGTTGACGATCGGATAACGGTCCTCTGTCTCCCGGTACACGCGGAGGATAGTTCCTACTGGAACAACAGCAACAGTGCGGAAGGTGTTCGGGTTAATGCTCTCCAGCTCAGCCGGAGTTGTGGAGCCTTGCACGGTAGCCGTCGCTGGGATGAAGAACTCAGCCTTAACGTCAGCTACTTTGAAATATGGCTGTGTACCAGAACCAATGTCTGGGTTGTTGCCTGCGAAGTTGATTTCAACCTGCATGACTGCCCCGGTGCCGGGGAATTCATTTATAGCTAGGTAGTCAGCCATGCTGCCTCCAAATAGTTTGGTGTTGCTATAGGGGGCCAATTGATGACCCCGTACAGCGTTGGTTATTCCTTCTGCATCCAGTGCGTCAGGTTCACGGCAGGCAGCAGAAATACGCTGTTGCCCATTGGCATTGCCTTGATGATGCCGCTCAGATCCTTGTCCTTGAAGGCGGCTGCTGTCTGCGTGACGTATCCCAGAGCTGGCACGTTGCCTAGCACGGACTGGTTGCCCGACCGCACACCCGACATTTCAAGGCCGCCCATTGCGGCGCCAGCATCAAAGATGTCCCCACTAGAACCGCCCAGCGTGGTGTAGTTCAGGGTAGCACGCGCCAGCATATCCACGCTCAGGTTCTTGTCCCGGTACTCCTTGGCACGCGAGTCAGACATCAAGGAGCTGACTGCCATTACCCGAGCAACGTGGATCGGTAGAGCAAAGGACATCTGACCCATGAGCAAGCCAACGGCTTTCACGGTGCCTTGGTCAGCGCGCACTCGGGTCCATTGCTTGGACATTGCCGTCAAAGAGTAACGGCGGAACTGAGTGAGCATTTGCAGTAGGCTGTCATGCACGAACGCTTGGCGCTCACCGATGAAGTTCCCTTGGATGATCTGCTTGCTGCCTCGCTCAATGAGTTGGCGCAGTGCGTATGCAGCCTCGGGGTCGGCGGTCTGCCGGATGTCGAAGGAGGTCATGTGCCCCTCGGCGTCAAACTCAGCCACGTTCTTGATGTCAGCTTTGATCCGTGCGCTAAGCTCGGGAGTAAAACCCATGCTGCGGAGTGCCGCGTCTTGCTCGCCAGATTTGACGTAGCGAAAGACTTTGTGCAGGATTTGCTCTGCCACGCCACGCTCTTGGCTGGCCTGTAAGTACCGCTGCCCGGTTAGGAGGTACTGTGCGTTGGCTGCTCCCCGGATTGCCCGGTCGAGTGTACTTGCTGCCTCGGCCCCGCCCAGCTCCACCTCGTCAAATGACTGCCAAGGCATGATCATACGCTGGTCATCACCAATGCGGCCACCGGGTAGCTCAATGCTGTGCAGCATCGGGTTGGTCGTCCCTTTGCGGGCTTCCTGTACTAAGCGGCCTGCGTCTTTTACATAGCGGAGGGCGAACTCAGTTCCCAGAGTCGTTGCGATCTGGGCAGTCTCAGCGATCTGCGGAAGTACAGCTTGGCCTAGTCGGCTGGCGCCGGTTAGGATGCGGAGGTTGTCAAGCACCTTGTTAGATGTGCCGAACGGCTTACCCATGAACTCCGCTACTGTCTGGTCGAACGCCTTAAGCTCGTTGTTCCACTTTGCCCCGCGCTTGCCTTTGTACGTCATTACAGCGATGTCGCGGATCATCTGTGCGCCCTGCTGCCCCATGATCTTGCGTCGGCTCAGGGTAACGTCACCATTTACCCGGCGCGCTTGGCTACGGAATAGTGCGCTCTCGTCTTGGATGAATGCGTCACGCAGATTGAACTTCGTACCGTCAGGCAGGGCAATCTCTTTGTTCAAGTCGAGGTCGAGTCGCCCCTTGGTGTGCTTGGCTCCGCCACGGTTAATACGGGCCATGTAGCGTTCAAGATCCTGCGGTGATAGGTTGTGCAGTGCGAGGCTATCCCGAATGTTAGATCCTGCGCTTGGATCACTGATATGGCCGGGAGTCTGTGCCCCGCCAGCGCCTTCCTTGCGAACACGCCCGATGTAATCCGCTGCCACTTCTTTAGCGAGCTTGCTGCCGCCTGTGAATGAGCGCCATGCCTCGTCGAGCTGATCCCCTATCTCTTTGATCAGGGCAGTGCGGGCGGCTGGGTTTGTCTCTAACCAACGAGCATTTAGGTGGCGTGGGGTATAACCACGGCTGGACGCTGGCAGGTTCTCGGACCCGAGGGTCTTTGCTGCACGTTGATCGTCAGCTAGGCGCTTGTACCCGTCATCCATTGCGTCTGCGGCGCGGGCCACATGCGGATGCTCGTTACCAGCGATATCGTGTAGTCGGTTGTTGCGAGTTTCGCTAACCAACTTGTTAAACCGCTCGAACTCAGGGCCACGGAACAGCACGTCTTTAACCGCGCTGCCGCCATTCTGGTTACGCCATGCCACATACGCCTCGTTGTAGCGAGCCACGAAGCTATTGTACTCGACTTGACGAATACCGTGCTCGACTGCCGCTGTTGTTTTAGGGCCGCCATTCTGCGTAGGGGATTCCAGCATGTTCGCTGCCCACCACCGGAACTCAGGAACAGCGGAGTTGCTCAGGCTAAGCTGCGGCATACGGAACGCAGCTACCAACTTGCTGTTATCAATCCACTCCGGGGCAAACTTGCGGATCAGGTCCGTGCTACGCGCCATATCAAATACTGGCTGGTTCTCCATGATGCGGAGTTTCATTTCCTGCATGATCAGGCGCTGGGCGTTGTCAGGAATCTCCAACGCTGTCAGCCCGTGCTGCTCCCCAATGAGGTTACGTCGTACAGGGTCGCTGAACTGGGCTGCGATAGCAGGGTTCAAACCTTGCCCCAGTTGCGGCTCCAGTTGCTTCAAGGCGTCCTCGGTGGACATCAGGCCCAGAGTCGCATCATCCACGCCTTGAGAGCGTAATGTGTTCCGCTGGAATGGTGTGAGGTCATCCGCTGCGAAGCCTGTGCCGTTCTGTACCAGCGATGTCACGTTACCCTGTGCATCTGGTCGGGTTTGCTGGTACAGCGCCTCGTAGTCGAAGTCAGGCAGCAGACGCTCCTTGTCTGACACTACGGCGTTGCTCTGCCGGACATAGGCGTTTGCACGCTCATTGAAGATGGCGTTGGCCTCGGCGGCGATCTGCTCTGGAGTGGCGTCTGGGCCTGTGCGGCCCTGAGCCTCTTCTAGCAGGCCAGCATTGTACCGCAGCACCTGATCTGCCGATGCGTCCGCAGAACGCTGCACATGCAGCCCTGCCTCGTCTGCGAGGGCTGGGTCAGAGGACTCCAGCGGGTCACGGGCACCACCAGAGCGGCGGGCACCTGCGATGGCAGCACCGAAACCAGCACCGTACAAGCTGGCGTAGAAGTAGTCCCCCGGCGTGATGTGGTCCCCGGCAGCGGCCATTGCGGCTGTGCCAAGTACGTTACCAACGGCACCCTCCCCAGCGCCCTGTAGCATACGCACAGAGCGAGCGGCGCCTAGTTCCACACCGATCTTAGCCATCTGAGCTACCTTTCCCACACCCATACCCGCGACCCAGCCCGGTACGTCGAGGAATCCAACACCCAGAGCGGATATGGTGGCGATGCCCTCGCCTTTGGCGTTGATAGCCTTGAAACTCTCACGGGTGGCTTCCAGCCGGTTCAGTTTCCACTCCCGCTCCTTGAGCGATGATGCGTCTAGCACCCATTCGGTGTCAGCCTGCGACATCTGCTTGCCCCACACGTCCCGGCCCTCCATAGCGTCGAAGGTAGCATCAGGTTCGAAGTCCCGTTTGCCGTGGTAGGTGTCGCTCATTAGGCGTATGATGGAGCCGGTGATGCTTTGTTCCATGACTGTGGCGCTGATCACGTCCCCGGTGTCATAGCGCTCATGATTAACGAACATCTGGCGCGCTGCCTCGCCATCCTGCTCCATGATCTGGGAGTCAGAGCTGACGGGAGCTTGCTTCTCAGCGTATGGCGCGGTTACGTCGGTCTTGGCCTTAGCGAATGGAGCAGATCGAACGTCAGCGCTAGCCGCAGCGCCGATCTTGGCAGCCGTATCGCGGGAAGCACCGGCCGCATTAGCCTGCGCAGCGTTTTGTGAAGCTGCGTTGAACGCAGACATCTTCTCGAAATTGTTGAGCTTAAGTTTAGCTTTCAGCCCGTCTTGCTGCCCCTTGAGGTCCGCTGTTGTAACGTCCGGCAGAGTTCCGAAGTCCCCTGCCCGATCATTGTCACGCAGTGAACCGGAGTTAGATTGCGCCGCTGGGCCAACAGTGACTTTGCTTGCTTGTACTGCGTCTAGAATGTTGGCCATTTGGCCTCCTTAAAGTCCCGCTTTCTTGAGGATAGGTGTGATGTCGTGCCTATCTTTGAGCAACTGCTCGTACTGCGCTTTGTAGTCCTTGGAAGTGAAGGTAACGACGGCGCTTTCCCCGTTGCGCATCATAATCGCAGAGAACACACCGAACTTGTTACCATCGGCGTCCGTAGCGTCTTGATGCCGGGTGATGCTGACATCGCTGTCGCCCCCGCCGTACCAGTTCGTTAGGTCCGTGTTCTTGTTGAAGAAGTCCGCACGCCCTGCTTTGTCCTCTCCGCCCGGCACATTCACCAATACTCCCTTGTCTCGCGCCAGCTTCTGTAGGAAGGGAGCGAAGGTGGTGTTGATGGTCATGTCGTCCGCTCCGATCAGCGCACCGAGAGGCTGCTGGTCTGGAGTTTTGGTGTAGGCGAACTGCCCAGCTCGGTCGAAGTTACGGCCTGCGCCACCTTCCATAGCCTTCTTGAAGGCTGCCTTCGGCTCCATTCCGAGGTTATTGATGTACATGCTCGCGTCCGCTTGCACAGCTTGAAAGATCACGTCCTGAGAGGCTGCGGTGGTCTTGTTGGCGTCACGGAACCAGCGGTCGATGCTGTTCATAACCCCCTTCCCATCGAACTTCTCGGCTACTGCTTCCAGCATCGCGGGCTTCATTTCCACGCTGTCCAGCTTTGGCCCCTTCACAACTGGTGTACCCCACGCGGCCTGCGCTGCTTGGAGCTTGTCGCCCTTGAAGTTCACCAAAGCGTTGCGGTAACGCGCTAGCTGTACCTCGCCCTCGCTGCCTAGATACGCAGAGACGGTGCCGCCACTGTTTGGCATGGTGCTGAGCTTGTCAAGGAACTGGATGGTACGGTCGAACTCTGGCCCCGGCATCTGCCCTTGAGTGATCTGGCGAAGAGGCTCCGTCAGCATGCTCTTGAACTGTGGGTTGGTGTACCCGTTGCCGTGTGTGAAGTTATCGATCACCGTGCCTAGCGCGCCATCCACGTTGCCTGCGGCTAACCCCGCACTAATGTTGTTGCTGACAGCCAAGTCGAACTTGCCCTTGGGTACTCCCATGTCAATTGCAAACTGCCCGGCGCCCTTGAATGCCAGTTCATTAGCCTGCTGTGCCAGTTGCCCGTCAGCCTGTGCATCCAACTGCGCCTTGAAGCTCAGTTCTCGCATCTTGTCCTGATTGCGGTATGCTCGTGAGAAGAATGCCCGGTTAACCCCGATGCTGTCCTTCATACTGATCAGGCCGGAGTCACTGCCAGTCTCTTTCATGTACCGCTCGTTCAGATCCTTGATCTGGGCGTTTGTGGCGGCTGGGCTGCGGCCCTCTGCACCACCCAGAATCTCGGCTACTGCGCCGCCGTACTTGTTGAAGCCGTATTCATTCTTGATCTTGGACTCTGCGGATACCCGGCTGGCTTCCAGCTTGGTCTGTTCCTCGGCAGGCAGGGCGTCGTACATCCCTGTCTCTCGGAACACGCGGTCCACCCACATATTGCCCTTGGTCATCGCCAGCGTTGCACTGTTGATGACTGACTTCTGGTACGTCTCAGGGTTCATCCCACTTACTGGCTGGCTTGACAGAAGGAGTTGACCCTTGGCTAACTCGAAATCTCCGTCATTAATCAGCCCCTGCGCATGCTGTGCTGCAATGCTGTGGAACTTGTCACCGCTTGCTTGTAGCATACCGTTGAACTGAGTGGCTGTCTGCTGTTGCGTCCAAGCGTAGTTCGCCTTGGTCTGTGCCTTCATTAATGGTCCAAGGCTCTCGACCATCTTAGATTGAACCACGTTGTCAACTGTGGAGTCCCCGGTCAGGAACTTCTGCATACCGCCCACGGCGTGATTCCGGAATTGCTCCGGCGACATCTGCGCCATGCCCTGCATATCACTGTACATCTGGGTCTGGAAGTCATCGACTCCCTTAACCTTAGCCATTGCGGCTGCGCCCGTTACCGTTGCGGAAGGGCCGAAGATGTTAGAGAGGAATGAGTCCTCCCCTTTGATGTCCTTGTATGCCTCGCCTGTTGCTACACGCTGCATGCCTTTGACGAACTGCGCTTCTTGTTGCTTCTGTAGCTGCTTCTCTATAATGGGCTGGGCCATTTTAAGCAGAAGCGTGGAAGTGCTGTCTTGTTGTGGCGCGGCAGGCTGCACCGCCTGATGACGTAGCTGCCCGCCTCCGATAACTTGGCCCATAGTTGCCATTTAAGTTCTGCCTCCGAGTTGGAAGAATGAAGCGCCCGTGCTTTTACCGGACGTGCCTTGTACTGCGCTGGGGCCGCTAAACCATGACTTGAGCTTGGTGCCAGCAGCGCTTACGTCTAGGCTGCCGCCCTTGCTGAACTCACCTGATTGTGAAGCGGCGCCCATGAAGGCCATTGCACCCGACAGCGCCATAGAGCCTACGCTGTTCGTCTGTAGCTTAGCTGGCCCAACAATCTCAGCCGCCGCTACGTCGTCGATAAACACATTCTGCTGTTGAATAATTCCGTACTGGTTGTACAGGTTCGTTTGTTCTGCGTCGTTCAGTGCGAACAGGTTGTCGCTGTACTGCTGATCAAGCTCAGCTTGCTGCATGTCCGATTGGATCTGCATAGTGCTGCCGAGCATGTCCACAGTGCTGCCACCAATACCTGCGGCCGAGGACCGGGCCGCGAGGGCGCCAGCATTCTCAGACGCTGCAATGCGCTGCTTGAATGTACCAGTTGTCATTTGCTCACCGAGCTTAGCTTTCTGGTTCTCCAGATCGTTCCATTGCGTGCCGTACCCTTTGAGGGCGTCACGGGTCTGGATCGACTGGTTCATGCGGTTCAGTGCGCCCTTCGCAGCGGATACGGTGCTGCTATCCTGCTGCGACATATTGGCGATGCCGGTATTGAGTGCGTTAACCTTGTTCTGCGCCTTGGTCGCATCATTCTGTTGCTGCTTCTGCATTACTGCTGCGGCAGCCATCATAATGGGAATCCAAAACATTAGC